TGATGGGGGCGATTCAGGTTCGACAGGATTCAGTAAGGTCGTAAGGAGATCGAAGGCGAAACGTAGATGCAAACGATAACGACGCATCTTTTGGAGTTTATGCTCTAGTAGCATAATCCATTGGGCTGGCGACTTGCCTAGAAACAGAAAAGTCTGCTTTTTTTTATTTAAAGGATTGGTATGGCTAATTGTATTGATTGTGGCGTTAAACTTACATCAAAAAACGCACATAAGAAAAAACAAGATTCTAAAGCTTTTGAATCGCGTTGTAAATCATGTACCAATAAAAAACGACATCAAGCTATTACTAAATTAAAACTGAAAGCCATTGATTATCTTGGTGGTAAGTGTAGTAATTGTGGGTATGATAAATTTTATGGTGCTTTAGATTTTCATCATGTTAATCCATCAGAAAAAGAACATAGTTGGGGAACTTTGAGGAATCGTAATTGGGAATATATAAAAGAAGAATTGGATAAATGTATTTGTCTTTGTTCTAACTGTCATAGAGAATTACATCATCAATTACATCTAAATGGAACTAACGATTAACAGGTTTACTTTTTTTCTCTATCGTAGTAGATTATATCTAACGATTCCGTAGCTCAGCTGGATAGAGCAACTGCCTTCTAAGCAGTAGGTCATTGGTTCGAATCCAATCGGAATCGCCATATAAATATAAAAACCTATCATATTTGGGGAGAACAAAATGTCAAGACATAATCATTGGCTTTGGAATAGTTCTTTCATCAATCAACTACATCAATCATTGTTAAAACTAACATCTTGGCTCTGGCGCAAGCAGAATCATAATCACTGATATTGGAGTATATATTATGGCGCTTTATCATGGGCACAAAGAATATGGTGCTGTTTATTATCTTACAATAATCGCAATCTGGCTCGTATTTGCTGTTGGTTGGGTTATGAATATTATTTCAATTTGGAACACGATGGATAATCCCTTAACGGCCAAGTTCATTCTTCGCTGTATCGGTGTTTTCGTTGGTCCAGTTGGCGCTATTCTAGGGTATCTTTCATGAATAAACTATTAGTCGTTGCTGCTATTTTATTTTCTACTTCTGCTCTAGCTGATTTTGATATTGTAATCTCAAAACGTAAACAGACTATGAGCGTTTATGACGGTGGAGAGCTTATGGACGTATGGCCAGTCTCTACTGCTCGTAGAGGTTATTATACCCCTACTGGAACTTTCCATCCTTATGCCTATCAACCCATGCACTACTCAAAGAAATACGACAATGCGCCGATGCCCAATTCTATCTTTTTTAGCGGTGGTTATGCAATTCACGCTACTCCTCATGTTGGTGCTTTGGGTAGACCCGCTTCTCACGGCTGCGTTCGCCTTTCTCCAAGCAATGCTTCTACTCTTTATAATATGACCAAAGGTGAATACACAACAATCACAATTAAGGAATAATTCTATGCAATCTAAAGAGTCTTATTCATATTCACATGCCAGCACTGTAATGTGGTCATTACAACAGGAATTGAATAGAAACAAGGCTCTTAGAACTAATGATTTGCACATACAGGAATATCTTGAAAGAAGAATTAAGGAATTGAAGGAATATGAAAAACAATGTTTAAAAATTCAAGCTTCGTAGAAGAGATAGAATCTCTCTGCAAAGACAAAAACATAGAATATATTGATGCTGTTGTGTTTTGGTGCCAGAAGAACAATCTTGAGATTGAAACAGCTGCATACTGGATCAAGAAAGACCCAGTGATGAAATCCAAGATTCAGCTTGAGGCTGAAAATTTAAATGTTTTGAAGCGGGGCGCACGCCTTCCAATATAAATAAATGGTTAAACCATTGTTGGAGGCCAATATGCTTTTAAAAACAATTGGCAAGCCAGCACATGTACCGAATACCGTGATAAAAAAGGCAGTGGTTTTCTACGCAAAATATTTGTTAGGCGCTGGAAAGTTATATGAAAACATACAATTAACTGTGATTTTTGAAAAGTTTGCAGAAAACGACAATGATTACGGTTACTGTGACTGGGTTGACGATAACCATTGCAGCAGAGTATTCAATATAACCATTGACAGATCTCTCAGCAAGAAAGAAACACTTTTAGCCTTGGCGCATGAGATGGTGCATCTCAAGCAGTATGCCAAAGGCGAGTTGAAAGATATATTCAGACCCATGAGAATGGTGAAATGGCATGGTGACAGGTATCTACATGAGAAAATGGACTATTGGGAGCAGCCTTGGGAAATAGAGGCTTATGGTCGTGAGAAGGGATTATACTTCAAATTCCTTAATTATTTGAAAACTGGTGAATGTGAGATTATTAAATGTCCTCCTTTGAAGTCTATAAAGATTACATAGCTCTTAAAAACCATTTCACTAAGAAAGAATATGACTACATAAAGTATAATGGTAAGACTGGTGTAAAGGCAGCGTCGTTTGCTAAACGCAAGGATAAAATCTTCTTTGACAAACTTGCGAAAAATCAGGATTACCATGAGTTTCTTATTGCTAATCTTAGTGACAATCCGAAGCTTTGGATTCGTGATCTTGCATATTCAGACGATGCTCAATTAAAGTTTCAGACTTGGAAGAAACGTAACCAATCTCTTTCATATATCTTTAAACAAGAAACCAACGAACATCTTTGTAAACCGTTCAATTACAACTTTGTTTGTAAGGATGGTGAGCATCCTATTCTCTTGAAACTATATCTGAGAAATGCTATATGTTTAGAGACTTTCTGTGTAATTTTAGATTTAACAGAATCTATTCCGTTCTTTGATAGGAAAATGGAATACGATCCAGTGTGGGAGGAAATCAGTCTAAAGGCAAAGAAATACATTCCGTTCATAAAATATGATAAAGATAAATTCCGTAAAATATTACTAGACTTTTACGGCTAATTGAAGTAGTATAAATATATCGGGTGATACAAATGCCCGTTATACAAACATACGATCATACGGAGATTAATATGGTAGATTTTGCTAAACTAAAAGCCTCTTCTGGTAAGAAGTCCCTAGAGTCCCTCACTCAAGAACTCACTAAAGTTTCTGGTAACGAATCAAACAACAAAGACGACGAGCGTTTTTGGCAACCAACTGCTGATAAGGCAGGTAATGGTTATGCTGTTATTCGTTTCCTCCCCGCCCCTGGCGAAGAAGACGTTCCATTCATTCGTCTATTTGAGCATGGTTTCAAGGGTCCAGGCGGTTGGTATATTGAGAACTCACTAACCACTCTTGGTAAGAACGATCCTGTTTCTGACTACAATACTAAGCTTTGGAATAGCGGTATTGAGTCTAACAAGGAAATCGCTCGTAAGCAGAAGCGCAAGCTTAACTTCATTTCCAATATCTACGTAGTCCATGATTCTGGTAATCCAGACAAGGAAGGCAAAGTCTATCTCTTCAAGTATGGAAAGAAGATCTTTGATAAGCTAAAGGAAGCTATGGAGCCTCAGTTTGAGGACGAAGAGGCAGTCAATCCTTTCGATCTTTGGTCAGGTGCTAACTTCAAGCTAAAGATTCGTCAGGTGGAAGGTTATCGTAATTACGATAAGTCTGAGTTTGATAAGGCTGGCCCTCTGTTCGATGACGACAAGAAGCTAGAGGCAGTATGGAAGCAGGAGTATTCTCTACAAGAGTTTCTTGCGCCATCTAATTTTAAGTCTTACGAGGAATTAGAAGCCCGTTTATCCAAGGTTCTAGGCTCTCCTAGCGCCCCTAAAGCTTCTAAGGTAGAGGATAGCCTAGACGAAGATAGAGCGCCCTCCTTTAAGGCTACTCACGCTCCTAGCTATTCTGGAGACGATGATGATAATGCAGAACTAGAAGAGTTTTTCAATAAACTAAAGGACAAGTAAAATTAGGGGGCATTAGCCCCCTTTTTTATGCACCCATGTGCTTTTTAATTTTCTTAGCTTCTTCCCAGTGATTGCCACCGATTAAAGATGCCCAATCTGGCCAACTAACATCAGCTGGATGATTATAATTATATCCAGCCATATCTCCGATATATCCAGATTGACCGCCGTTGACTTGAATGTTATTTTGAGCAGGAGTTTCGTTAAATAAACTCTCTTGGAATGTTTCTTGATTAGCAGCAGATTGAACAGCAGTTTGTTTAACTATCTGACTATTCATTTCTGGTAAAGAAGTTCCACCTATTAATTGACCTGGACCAATAGAAGGCATTAAGGCAGCTTGAGGCATAGGTGCGTTCATATTACCTAAAGCACTAGTTAGCATAGGTAAGAACGATCCTACTATTCCACCAAGACCACCTGGCATAAAACTATTTAAAGCTCCTAATCCAATTTGCATAGGTAGATTAGATCCAGCAGGTTCCATTGGTCTAGAAATAGCAGTAGAACCAGATTCTGTTCTTTCAGCACTAGCAGAAGGCGGTGGAACAGTTTGTACTGTTGTCATTGGCGTTGAGCCGGGAGTTAACGTGGATTTATTATATGCTTCGCTATGTGCTTGATCGGGTGATGCTCCCATCAAACCACCGATAGCAGACGCACCACCTCTAATACCTTTACCGCCTATTTGAGCATGAATATGATTATCGTGATCTTTAACTCTCCAAAGAACAGTATAACCAGCAGCTTGTAATTGTTTAGCTAACTTATCAAACTTTGGACCCCATACAGGATCTCTTGCTTCTACTATATTACCAGGAGCGTTAATATCCATAGCCATACCATCGTTATGCGCAGATCCAGGATGATGTTGCTCTGGATGAACGCCTCCGAAAGCTGGGTGCTCAGAAACTCTAATTCCCATACCTTGAAGAGCTTTTCCTAAAGCGACTAGATCGCCAGATGGTAAAGGAGAAGCGCCTTCCATTCTTTCTGAATCTTTACCAGAAGGAGTTACAGCAGCTGGTGTAGCATCAGATCTTGGAGTAGTAGCAGAAGCTGATTCTGATGGATTAGTAGAGGAACCAGCACTATACGATCTTTCAAATTTTGAAAGATAAGAACTTGGTGTTATATTATTTCTTTGTGCTTCTGCGGATATAGTATGTTTAGGACCAAGAAAGTGAGTTAATACGGCGTTTCTCAATCCTTCCTTTTTAATTAGTTTTTGGAAGTAGTCATTAAATACCGCATCTTGAATTTCTGGTGGAGCATCTACTGCTCTTTTAAATTGAGTTCCAATACCAGCGCCAGCAGCTGCGCTTTGCCAAGTTGAGTCAATAAATTGATAAGCACCAGAAGCAGAACTGCCTGGGTTTTGTGCTTTATAACCGCCGCTACCTTTCGATTCAATCGATTTAATAGCATCGGCTGCGGCTTTCATATTAACGTTTTCTGGTCCAGACCCCCAATTAAAACTACTAGTATTAGAATCACCGCCGAGCATAGATGCGCCGCCTACCACAGCACCGGCACCGATACCCATTTTAGTTAATTCCCAAAGACCGCTAGAAAGAGTACCAACACCAGAGGTAATTGCACCAAGTAATCCCTTTTCACCTAGAGATTCTTTCATGTTCTCGTTTAGAGATTCGGTGCTATCGTTAAGGATAACGATGTTCTTTCCCATATCTCTAATAGAACCTAGAATGTTAGTTTCTACAGAGATAAGATCCTGCATGTAGACACCAAGTCTATCAATCTTTGACGACATTTCTTGAGTTTCAGATGCTACATCGTTTATAGAGTTTTCTAAATCAACTACATCTTGTCTTTGGCTTTTAAATACAGTATAAATGTCTTTTACGACTCTACTGATATTAGCGTTTGACTGCATAGCAGCCTGACGGAATTCACCCACGACTTGAGAAATTGAGAACTCCATAGAGTTTCTCATTTGATTTAGAATATAACTTAACTCTTCTGTGTCAGCCATGGTTTACCTTCTTATTTTTGTTTCTTGGCTTCTTCTACTTCCTTCAAATAATCAACTAACATCTGTACATAAATGTCTCTTTCGAATGGTATTAGCGCTTCAACTTCACTTATGGAATATTTATGATGCTGAACCATTGAAAATATCGTTGAATAATAGTTAGACAACGATGTATGACTCAGCGCCAAGTAAAAAAATCATTTAACGAATTCAGAACGATCTTTCGTTCATTACCCAAAGAATTTTCATATGTGATAACGTATTCCATTTTAGGAACATTTAATAGAAACTTTTGAATCTGTTCGAATGCCTTGATATTAAGGTTTTCTATAAAATCATTAAGTTCTTGCTTCTTATAATCTTTACACTGATATACTTCATCTTCATAATAGATCGAATCAATACATCGAACGATTAATTCAAACATATAATCCTTCTCTAAGGATAAGAAGTCTTTATCATCATATAGAGCAGCAGTTGGGTATTTCATAATGATTCCAGATTTTCCAGATAACTTGATGTTGTTATCGACATTCTCTGGATATACCATTTTAACATCATCTAGATTGATATCAAAATCATACTTCTTCTGATCTTCGTTATCTTTATATGTTACCTTGATCACGTTATCTACCGATAAAGATCTCAGCTTCAAGAAGATGTATTCTAAATCAAATAGTGCCAGCTTATTAACATCTAAAGTTTTATCAAGAGAGCAGTTGTTGATAATCTGTTTAATAGCTGCTAGAATATCAGCAGTATTCTCGCTCTCTTTTGACATAAGCAACAGTTTTTCTTCTTTAACTAAAAATGGTCTAAATTGAAATTCCTTTTTCATCGATGGTATTTCAATTCTGTACATTGGATAGTCAATTTTCGGTAAAGCCATATTAAAACTCCATTAATTAAGAACTTACAGTTTCCCTTTGTGTTCCTGTAAACATATTAGTTGGTTGTGGTCTAATAGTCTGCATACTTGAACCTTCGATAGAATACTCAGTGAATGCAATAGATACGTTGATCTTCATTAGATTGGTTGTATCAGCCCAAGATAAAGGAACTTCTCTAAGAGCCGTTGGAAAGGCTTCGAACAGATTTATCTTTTGAATGATATTACCAAACTGATCGCAAATCATAATAACAATGGTTGAAGAGAATTGGTCTTTATATTCAGCTGTGTAGTTTGGAGCTTGGCCGTTAACACCATTATACTGAAATACTGCTCTTGTCCACTGATACCAATATTGCCAAAACTCGCAATAATGATCGCCTAGAATAGAGATGTTAATCTCTTGGAACTGTGCCGCTATAGGTTGCTTCTGGGTTGGACCAATACCGTATCTGTTAATATCAGCGGTCGATAATGAGATGCCAGGCGCTCTGACTTGATCGATACGGAAGCTCATATTTTGAGCTATGGAAGCAGTTGCTGTAGGATTGCCTTGATTGCTTAAATATGCGTTCGCAAGAACTGGTGGCGTTTGTACCATGACAACGAATGAGTTGTTATCAAGATAACCAAAGTCCCTGATATTTGTTGCGAATCTGTTTATATTAAAAGCCATTTTGATTCCTATGGGTATTTGTTTACTTTGCTATTAATTTCCCATCTTGCCAACGGTAACATAATAACCTTATCCCATTGACTTGGGTGAATAAGGAAGAATGAGCTTCTAACATGACCATAAAGGTATCTTTTTATACAAGCCTGATATTTATAGAAATAATTACCATATTCTTTCAATACCATATATGATAAATTTTCTAACTTTGTTGTTGAATTATATTTGTCATTATTAAGTAGTAGGTTTTTCAATGAATCAAGAAGTTTCTTTCTTGCCAATGGTGTGAGATAATGCATGTTTAGACCTAGAAAACCGTCATCGTAAAATTCCATAGGAAATACTAGAGGGCAAGTGTCCCATATTGGCAACTTGTCTTTGGTCTTTGGATCGTAGATGTAAAGGTACATACTACCAACTGAAGGTCTGACTCGTTTTTGATATGTATTTCTTCTGTCTTTGGTAACTTCATCCAAAGTGTCATTAAACCACTCAACAGACTCTTGATTTTCTTTACTGGCCATTTAAAACTTTAATCCGAGTTCGTGTTCTGTCATGATAATAAATTCATAACCTCTATCTTTGCAGTATTCTCTGGCTGCTTTCCACTTTGCAGAGTTTACACCCCAGCGCATGACTTCTTTGATGTATTTATTAGATTTCTTCTTACTTTCTTGAATCACTGGTGGTTTTGTTTGACTGGCAGGTTTGACTTCAATTAAAATAGTCTTAGTCTTGTTATCAACTGTGTTTATTCTTGCAGTGAAATCAACAAAATATCTGTGGACTCTGTTGTCTACAGGCGAACGATATGGAATTATGGTTTCCTCTGAGGACCACCATATTACGTTAGGATCTGCATCGAAACGATTCATAACCAATAATTCCCATCTTGAACGGTAAATTATGTTAGTAGGATCGCCTTTATACTTACTAGGATTTTTTGGTTTAAAAATCCCTTTATAGGTAGCCATTGTTTGTAATCGGAATAAATATAATGAAAAAAGTATTTATAGGGGATTCTATGCCAAACTTTCCACAACCACCTGGAAGATATAACAAAGACAATAATGCCTTTCCAAATGATTTGGTTCAAGGCACAAGACAGTTTTACACCAGAATTGGGTTTGGTTTGTATGACTTCTCTTTATCGGGCGGCGCTGGTGCATTATCACTAGGTGGGTCTATAAAGCTCCCAATGCCAAAAAGAATCAACGATATTGAGAACATTATATGGGAAGAGTGGTCTGCTACACAGGCAGCACAAGGTGCCGCAGAAGGCGTTGTAACTAGAACTTTGGGTCAAGTATTTGGAACATCATTAACAGCAGGTATTACAGCTGCTGCTCCAATGGCTGGTATCGCTTCTGGTAGAGCTTTGAATCCTTTCCAATACATGATGTTCAAAAGACCAGGATTCAAGGAACACACATTAGAGTGGGTATTATCACCAAACACTCAATCTGAATCTGATTCTTTACAAAGAATTATTAAACAGTGCAAGAGGGCTGCTCTTCCAACAAGAGAAAGCACATTCTTGATGAAATACCCACAAATAGCTTTAGTTAGTTTCGTCCCAAATCAATATTTGTTTACCTTAAAACCTTGTGCTATCACTTCTGTACAAGTTAACTTTACAGGTTCTGGTGGTCCATCTTTCTTCAAGAGCGGTGCGCCTACTGTGGTAACTCTATCTCTTAACTTAAAAGAAATCCAGCTTTGGGAATCAACAGACCCAGACCTAATGTAACGGATAAAGTTTATGGCACAAAGATATTTCGACAAGTTTCCATTAATAACATATAGTAACAATCAAGTTGTTGATATTACTAAGCGTGTTGCTATGCTCGACAAGGTTTCAGAGAATCCTTATGTTTTCTACCCATATGAAATTACATCAAACGAGAGAGCAGATCAGCTAAGCGCTAGATATTATGAGGATCAATATAAGAGTTGGATAATATATCTTGTTAATAATATCGTAGATCCATATTACGAATGGTACATGAGCGAAAGAGAATTTACAGATTTTCTAGTTAAGAAATATGGCAGCTTCTATGACGCTCAAACCAAGATTAAGTATTATAGAAATAATTGGATTGGTCAAGATAATATAGACGTTAGTACATTTAACGCCATGTCTGCTGGTATGCAGAAATATTGGGAACCGACTCTAGGGACAAATAATAGAATTAATGGTTATACCAGAAAGAAAAATGATTGGACTCTAACTACTAACAAGATTATAACATATGGCGCTAATACTACAACATTTTCTGTTTACACTGATAAAGGTTTAGGCTTCAAGGTCGATGAGATCTGTGATATTGTATTCGATGATTATAATTCGGGTAAAGGACAGTTTGTTGCGTCTAGTAATAGTGAAATATTAATACAGCATGTTAGTGGGAGTTATTATACTAGCAACTCAGTGTCTATTACTTCTAACAGCTATATCTATGGTACAGAAAGTAAGGTTAATACTAAATTCATCAGCGTATCAACCGCTGCTAATAATATACCAGACGATGAAGTTGTATACTGGAGTCCTATTACGTATTTTGAATACGAAACTGAAAGAAATGAATATAACAAGACTGTTAGAATCTTGGATAGTGACTATAAACAGAATATGGTAGAAAGTCTTAAACAGAAGATTAAGGAATAAAATGCCTGCTGGTGATATAAAAATAACTTCAATTAAAGTTGGTAATATGGATCTAACCAGCACTGATAAAGTGTCTTTGGCTGGATTTAATGTTTATGAGGACATTCTCAACCCATATGGTCCAGTCGCTGAGATTAGAGTTGTAGATCCATCAGACGCTCTAGGTCAAAACAAAGTTAGCGGATCTTATGACCAAGATGTTGAGATCAAGTTCTCAGGAGATGATAACATCGGAAGTCTTGGTGGAGGTGGATCTACTCTTAAATTGAAGATGTATCAGAATAAGAACTTAAACGACCAGTCTGTAACCAATACAGGTTCTGGTCATCATAAGCAATATGATATTCGTGCTGTATCTCCAGAGTTATTAAACGCACAAGGTAATCACGTCGAAAAGAGTTTTAATGGAAAGACTGGTGATGTTGTAAAGCACATTCTTGAAAAAGGATTTAAGACCAAGAGACAAATTGAGATAGCAAGTACAAAACAAAGACGTATTGTTATTCCAAAGATGCATCCATTAGATGCTATTAAGAAGATGAACGGAGAACACGTTTCAGAAAAGTATGAGTCATCTTGCTTTGCTTTATTCCAACAGGCAGATCAAGGCGGTGAGCATAAATATGTGTTCAAGACGTTTGAAGAGTTATTCGAGAAACAGCCTGTTGTTAAGTTAAAACAAACAACAAATCTTAACTTCAGTAGCGCTAATCAACAGGAAAGACAAAATTCTATTATTTGGTTCAAGCCATCCGATTCATTCTTTACAGGTTCTAGAGCTTTAAGTAAATCAAGTGAACATACTATAGACCTTACAACCCATAAAGTTGTTGCGACTAATACGAATAAAAGTAACAAGTTTAAGTTCGCAGACGATAGTAAGATTTACGAGCAAGCACCATCTTATGCTAATTCTGTTCCTATTAGATATATTCATGATAAGGTTAACAATAAGGATAAGCATCAGACATCAGAAGCAAAAACTAAAAGAGCTGACTTTCTAGCTCAATTAGCACAGACATCTGCCGAATTAGAAGTTTATTACAATCCTAAGATCACATTAGGTTCGGTTATTGAATTACAGATTCCAAAGAAAGCTAACGATAATACTGAAGAAGGTGAGAAGCAGTGGAATGGTAAGTGCTTAGTCGTTGCTATCAGAACAAAATATAGAGTGGCTAAAGAGCCACCAAATTGCACCATGATATTACGAGTCGTGAAGGGTAATTCGTATAAAGAAGGCGGTGGAGGTAATGGATAATGTTTGAGATTGGAGAGGTTAGAAACTTTGAAGACGATCCAACCAAATCAGGTCGTGTAAAAGTTAGAATTTATAATAACCATAACGACGAACAAGGAGTAAAGGACGATGATCTTCCTTGGGCTATGGTCGTTCATCCTATTACTTCTCCTGCTACTGGTAGAATGGGTATTTCGCCATCTGGGCTTAAAGTTGGATCCAGAGTTCTAGTTACATATTTACCACATGATACTGCTAAACAATATCCAATTGTATTAGGCTCTCTTGCTCGTGGTGATATGCCAGAAGGTAACGATGATAGTAATGGTGGCGTTGGAACAGATACTCAAGACGCTCAGAAGAATTCAGGTGGTAAGATTAGAAAGCCAGGAATTGATAATCCAGCTTATACGAAGAAGGACAATAATTAATGGCTAAAAGCGCTTTCGATCAAGGTAAAAGAGTAAGTCCTAATAATCAGACGATGGGCGGTAAAGCACCAAAGAAAGATCCAAAATATGCTGATCCACCAGCAGTTAAACCAGATGATTCTAAAAAGTTAACAGACGTTAGAGATAAGTTTGCTCCTAATGCCGATAAAGCAACTTCTGCTTCGGCTGATAAAGGTCAAACTGATCTTCCTTCTATTATGCAGATGGTAGATCCACAAGGTAACGCTCAGCAGTTTCCACAGATGTATCAGCAAGCCATGATGATGATTAGTATTCTTGGTATGGGCAGTGGAATGGGCGGTGGCGGCGGAGGTGGAGGTAACTTCGGTTCTGGCGTAGTTCCGTTTGTCCCATCAGGCATCATTAATGTTCTTGAAGATTCCTTTACTGGTGCTTTAGCCATCTTAGTTAGAAGATATGGATTTGAAAGAGTTATTGAAATCCTAGTTATGATATTAAGCAACGGCGGAATTGATAAGATTGATAGCGGTTATAGAAACTTAGTGTTAAATTCTGTTGCCAATCTAATTAAGGTTGCTCTATATTATGGTCCAGATAATATTCCAGTATCGGTTTATAACGAAGCAATCTTCGGAGCAAAGATACCAAACGCAGTTAATTTAATTACAGATGTTCCAGGCGATTGGGTCGAACAGTTTTATACGATAGAAGATGATCCATATCCCGGTTACAGAGAGTTTAAGCATATGCTACCAAGCTTAAATTCTACAGCTTATGAAAGAATGTGGGTAAAGAGAGAAGTAAAATCATACGTTTATGAATCTGCGCAAGAAGCAATCTATTCATACTCTGAAACATCTATTGCTACTTTATTGGATCCATATTTTAAACCAGAAACCATTTATATATTAACGGCTTCTATATTAAATACTATTTTGATTGATGAGAGTTATAATGTTGAAACGAATACGTTAAATACTACTATGGGTAGTGGTGCAGCAAACCAAAACCAAGGCGGCGGTGGTGGCGGTGGTGGTAATCTAATGGGTATGATGGGAGGACAACTTCAACAGCTTATGGGATTAATTCAAGGAGAACAGTTACCACAATCTGTATTAAATCAGGGTGAAGTTGGAAAAGTTCTTCAGCAATATACTAAAGATATGGCACTCAATAATCAAATCTTTGAATTAGGTAAAGGTGCTTTAGGCGGTGGTACGGGAGGTGCTTTAGGTTCTCTTGGTAATATGGGAGGTCTTTCTAATATTATGGGAGGCTTCGGTTCTGGAGGTGGTGGTATCGGAGGCATATTGGGTAGTCTTGGTGGCGGTAGCTTATTGGGTAGTTTTGGTGGCTTCGGTGGAAACTCAGGAGGCGGCGGTGGTGGAGCAGGTAGCGGATTCCCTGGTGCTTCTGGTGGAGGTAGTTATTCTGGTGGCGGTATTAGTTCTGGTGGCTTGAAGAATGTTTCGCAATTATTGAAATTATTAGGAATAAGTTAATGGCTGGAAAGAAACATAATAAGAAATTACCAAAGGATGCGGTAAGCGAACAGGACATAGAACCAAAATACGGTTATGTACACGGAGAGTGGGATGCTCTTGGTGGTCATCATATGACTTATGCTAATCCAGATGAACCTAAAAAGTTCTTCACTGAAAGATTAAAAGCCAGCGGTAGTTATGAGACCACACAACAAGACGATAACGATAAAGAGATTCATACTTCTATGTTTCCAGGTCAACATAGGGGTTATTATGCTGGAGGAAAGTCTACTCATACAGATGCTCACTTAGATATTAATGCTGAGAAGACTGGTAGATTAGAAGTCGGCGCTGACTTTGGACACGCTATTAAAAAGAATTATATCAGAGGCACAGGTGGTAAAGAAGTTAAGATTAAGGGCAATGAAGCTCATGTGACATCTCAAGCTTCTGGTGGTGTTTCCAGTGAAGGTTATAGCCAGACCAAGAGACAGAAGTTTGGCGGTGATCTATTCCAGCACGTAGAACAGAATCACGTTATTATGGGAGAAGGCGTACAAGCATCCGTATTTAAAAAAGACGTATCGATGTACGCTGGACAGAACTATGATGTTTATGTAAAAGAAAAAGGAAAAATAGAAACCACCAGTACGTTCTTGTTACAGACTGGTAACGATGCATCGGTTAATTCTGCTGCTAAGGTTTTGATTACGGCATCAGATGTAGCGAATGTTAAGGCACAAGAAATAAACTTAAAGGCTGATAGTAAGATCACTCTAACAGTTGGTGGATCTAGTATTACGATTGAAAGTGGAACGATCACAATTAAGGGTTCACAAATTAAGTTCGAACAAGGATAAGTGAATGCAAGCACATAGACACGGCGATCAAAGATCTTGTGGCGCTACAACGATTGCCACTCAAAGTTTTGTTACCATTGATGGAAAAGCTTGGGCAGTAGAAGGCGATCAGAATACGCACGGTGCTGGTGGATTAATCGCAAGTAAAACCTATCTTAAGATTGGTGGTAAGAGTGTGATTGTAGTAACAGATAACGCCAACCAAGATAATTTATGTCCGTCGCTTGGGGGAGAACACTGTAACCCCAAAGCATCTTCAGGCAGTAGTTTAGTAGACGTAGGATAAAATGGCAATTACAAGAGCAGACGCCCTAACAGGCACAAATAAACAGAAAGATTTCTTTTCTGATTTCACATCTAGCTTTGCTAAAACTCCTTTTGGTAATCAGTTAGCAAGGGTTACAAATGAGCAGTCAGTAAATCAATCTCTCAGAAATCTTATTAAAACTAATCTTGGTGAAAGACTATTTCAGCCATTGATTGGGTCTGATGTCTATAATGCTTTGTTTGAACATAATACAGCAGAAAACGCTCATGAGATTGAATTATTGATCGAAAACACTATAAAAAACAATGAACCAAGAGCAAATCTAATAAAAACGACTGTAAGTATTGATCCTTCTGATGAAAATGCACTTGATATTACAATTCTTTATACTTTAATAAATAACCCAGAACCAATTACTCTTACCGTCCTATTAAAAAGAGTCCGATAATGGCAAACAGCTCATTAGTTTTAAGTTCCCTTGATTTTGACACTCTCAAAGGCAACTTCAAAGAATACTTAAAATCACAATCAGTTTTCAAAGACTACAATTTCGATGGGTCTAATATCAGCGTCCTGTTAGATGTCATGGCGTATAACTCATATTTGAATTCTTTCTATTTGAATATGGTTGCGTCAGAAATGTTTTTGGATTCAGCCCAAAAATACAATTCTGTCATTTCACACGCTAAAGAGTTAAACTATACCCCAAGAAGCTCTCATGCGTCTGTTGCTAATGTCTCTTTTACGGTATCAACTACAGGTATTGGCGCTAACAAGATTACAATTCCAAAGGGAACAAAATTCTCCGGTGTTAATTCTAATGGAACATATAATTTCGTAACCGATCAAACTACAACGTATGTGTCTAGTAATAATTATTACGTTATTGATAACCTTCAAATCAATCAAGGTATATATTTTCAAGATTCGTTTATAGTTGATTATAACATTGAAGATCAAAGATTCATTTTAACGAACGATGGCATTGATACATCATCTATTACTGTAACTATTTCTGATAGTTCAGGTGCAAATTCTGTTTCTTATTCTAAGGCTGACAGTTTATTCGGTCTTACAAGCACATCAACCGTTTTCTTTCTACAAGCCGTAGATGGTGGTAGATATCAAATTGTTTTCGGTGACGGATTGTTTGGTAGAAAACCAGATAATCTTTCTTCTATAACTGTTAGTTATATTGTCACAGAGGGAACTGATGGTAACGGGGTAGATAATTTCAGCATAACTGATAACTTAGGCGTCATCAACGGCGGTAGTGCTACTGTATCTGACATTAATGTTATAACAGCTTCAACCATCGGTGCTAATCAGGAATCTATTGAATCTATTAGATTCGCTGCTCCTAGAAAATATGCATCACAACAAAGAGCCGTTACTTCGGACGACTATGCATCTCTTGTTGTTAGTGAGTTCGGTGGACAGATCGATGACGTTATCATCTATGGTGGTCAAGAATTGGAGCCAAAGGAATATGGTAGAGTTGTTGTTTGTATTAAACCTTCATCTTCCACTATCGCTCCTGATTATCTAAAAAATCAGATTAAGACGTATTTGAACGATTATATTGTATTACCAAACAGAGTTAAGATTTCAGATCCAGAATATTTCTATATCAAAGTTGATACGGTGGTTCAATATAATTCAAAATTAACTACAAAATATGCCAATGAAATACAAAGCAGTGTTTTGGATGAAATTCTAGCATTCAGTAAAGCTCATATTGAAAAATTCGGCAATGATTTTAGATATAGTAAGTTTGTAACTCATATTGATGAGACTGACACTAGTATCACCAGTAATGATACAAATATCAAGATCGTTAAGAAAATTTCACCAAAATTAAACTTTCAAACATCTTACGATATTCGCTTTAATAATAAACCAGAACAAGAAGGCGTATATAATGGCATAGCGTATCCAGACGAAAGAGTGTTCACAAGTACAGCGTTTGATTATGTGGATTCATCTGATGTTATTTGGTCTAACTGCTATTTGGAAGACGATGCTATCGGCAATATCATTTTATATACGTATATAAATGGCGTTAAATACGTAGTAAACTCTGCAATAGGCACAATTGATTATGTAACAGGTCGTGTTATTATAACCAACTTGAAAACATCGTCGTATATTAATTCGATAGCGTTGGAATTATCAACACAAAATAAAGATATTATTTCAACTAAGAATATGATCCTATTAATTGAGGCTGAAGATGTATCCATAGAAGTTATAGAGACGGTAGTAAATTAAGATGGATTCTTATACAGAAAAGTTCATTTCTAATTTTATTGAAAGTCAGTTTCCTCAGTTCTACCAAGAGGAAGGTGAAACATTTATTCTATTCGTTAAAGCATATTACGAATGGATGGAATCCAGTGGTGATATTTCAGGAGACGCTCATGGCGGACCAATTAGAGAATCACGTGAATTATTAGAATATAGAGATATTGATACTACAGTCGAAAAGTTTCTTGAATATTTTCAGAAGAAATATCTATATGGTATCCCATTCAATGTTATCGTAAATAAAAGATTTCTATTAAAACACATTATCGACGTTTATAGTTCAAAGGGAACTATTCAGTGTTATAAACTTCTATTCAAGATGATTTATAACGAAGACGTTGAAGTTTATCTCCCAGGCAGAGATGTTCTTAGAGTATCTGATGGTATTTGGATTGAACCAAGGTATTTGGAAGTATCTTTAACTACCAATCTCTTGGATCTTATTGGTAAAAATATTATAGGTAGTGCATCTAAGACGACAGCTCTAGTTGAGTATATTAATACCGAATACGTCAATAACGATGCTATTCAAAAAGTCTATATTTCTAATATATCACCAAAAGGCGGTGAGTTCGTAGTTGGTGAAAGAATCATAGATCAGCGTTACATATCTAATACAGAGATTGCATCAGCTTCTCCGCTTATTCTTGGTTCTTTGGATAGTCTAGATGTTTTCAACAGTGGCGTTGACTTCCAAGTTGGTGATATTCTTAAGGTAGCAAGAAGAGATCCAGGCACTGGCGAACAGATGGCGTTCGGCGTTGATGCTTATGTTATGGTTAAATCTCTTTTTCGTGGTTATGGATCTCTAAACTTCACAATTCTAAACGGTGGCTTTGGTTTTATGGCCAATGCTTCAGTGTTTATTTACAAGAACGTATTAGATACTACCGGTAGAGGCGCAGACTTTAACATTAAGCTTGCTGATACTCAAAATCTAGTATATAATACAGATCCTCTAGTTGGTTATTTGGATCTAACTCTAGATGCTACTGCATATGGATTTCCAAGTAACACTTCTGCTAATTTATCATCAACATTATCTGACGCTCTTGCGTTTTCGAATGGTCTTTTTGGAAGAATTGCAACTCTAACCAACGTTCAAGCTGGTAATGGATATATTGCTCCCGCCAACGTTTTCGTTAGATCAACAATAACGTCTATCAACATACCAGGAAGAGTTACCTATTTTAGAGCAGATGATATTTTAAGTGCGTTTACATCTACAATATATGCTAACACTACATCGGTTAACAACACAAGTCATGCTTTATTAATAGCAAACGCAAATACAAATTACGATGTAAACGATTTAGTATTATATCGTGTTCCAACTGGTAATGTTGCTATAACGAATCTTAACCCAAATACATTTTATTACGTTAAGACGACAAATACAACATCTGTGACTTTGAGTAAGACGTTAGGTGGTAACGTTATTCAAATTTCAGCTAATACCAATGCTAGTGCCGAAACTCATTATCTACTAAACGATATTGTATATCCAACCACACCATCAGTTAATGGTTATTCGGTTAATGTTTATGCTAATACAACCAGCGTTAACAACGCAACATATGATATTAAGAGCGCCAGCGCTAATACATATCTAAAGGCAGACGATTGGATTTATTACGAAGTCCCATCAGGAAATACTCCAATTGTTGGTCTAACTGGTAATAACATCTATTACATTTATGCCTCTAATAGTTCAGCATTTAGTCTTACTACAGAACCAGGTGGATCTCAGATTTTAATTACTGAGCCAATAACAACAGCCGGTGAGACGCATACATTCAAGACCACAAGATTTAAGAAGTATTTCGCTAATGATGATATTGTTTACCTAACAGCCAATAACTCCAATACAGATACAACTGAATTAGCAGTCATTAGACAAGTTGTTGATGATACTAAGATCGTTTTATATGGCTATCCTAATAACACGTGCACTGATAGTTCTGTATATGGCGTTGCTCCCGTTATCATGCCAGCACAGTTCGCTATTACTGAAACTGTTATGAAGCGTCTAGATAAGACGATTAATGGTATTAACGATAGAATTTTAGCTCTGAACTCAAGCGGTAACAATATTGTCGAGACAGTTAGGGCTATTAATTCTGGTAAAGCTTACGTTGAAGGCGAGACGGTTCACGCATATAGATATGGTATTCTAAACGTCCCAACTATTGCTAATTCTGGTATTGGTTATGCTAATGGTGATACTCTTATTTTCTCTGGTGGTCTTACATCATCACCAGCAAGAGGATCAATTCTAACTAATTCATTGGGCCACATAACTTCAATCAATACAACTGCTGGCGCTTGGTATGCAGGTTCTGGATATAACTCAGTTCCTTCTGTTACAGTTAGATCTACAAACAGTTTAGCTTATGGCGCAGTTCTTTCAACAAGTATCATCGAATACGACACTGCTAGTGAGATTAGAGGTATTGTTAGAAAAACGGGTATCGGTAGAGGGTTTGGTTATTGGGGTGTAAATGACAGTGAGTTAAACTCAGATAAGCGCATTCAGGATAGTTACTACTATCAAGATTATTCATATGAACTAAAGTCTTCTCTTGCATTAGATAAATATAAAGATATTTTATACACCACATTCCACCCATCTGGGGCTGAAATGTTTGGTAAATTTGAGCTACAGCCTTCTGTCTTACAAAGTCCAATTACTCTGGTTGAAAGTGGGCCAGCATCTTTCTACAATTATACGACCTCGGATAGTACATATGTTACTGTTGATAGTGTAAATATATTAGTAAGTGATTATATTTACGCAAATACATGGTTGACCGTTGATTCAACGACTATAAATACAAGTAATGCAACATTAACAGTAGATAGAATAGGCTCTTAACCGTTAAAATAGGGGATATAAGGTGGCTACTCAACAAATCACAATTAACGTAGGAACTCCAAATGGTGGCGATGGCGATCCATTAAGAGACGCCATGGTTTCTGTAAATCAGAACTTTTCAAATCTATTCAGCACAGCTATCGTTAATACAAACATCACAGTTGGTAACACGTCTGTAAATACTGTTATCAACTCTTCTTCGGTTTCAATTCAGTCCAATAATGGTTTGATTGTTGGCACTAGCACAAACGGCGCTAATGGCTATACATATCTACCAAATGGGTTTAAGATGAATTGGGGATGGATTTCAGCTAACAGCACTGATGGTAATGCTACGTTCACATCAGCTTTTACCACCAATGCTTATGTTGTAACGGCTACAAGTAACTCAACAGTAGACACATATCAGGCAGCTGTTGTAGGCACTAACAATACGGTAGCTCGGATTAGAACAGCTAATGTTACATCTACAAATGTTTATTGGACAGCCATAGGGTATTAAGAATAATGGGTTTACTGTTACCATCTTATAAAAAAGCAATAATCGATGAGTTGTTAGATAACGTATCTTCAAATACGTCATACTATTATGCTTTTGCAGCAAACCCAACACCTCATAACGGTATTATTCCAACTATCTCAAACGATGATCAATTAGCCCTTTTTACTAACGATTGGGAAATGATTTTCGGTAAGAGATTATATCCTTCTAATTTTGCACCACTGATTAAAAACAATCAGTGGACTATTAATTCTATATATGATAGATATGATAATACTGATAAAAATCTACTAGCAAATAATAATTATTATGTGATCTCTCCTCCAGAATATACCGGTGGTAGTTATAACATTTATAAGTGCCTAGATAACGCTAATGGTGCTCCATCTACTATTAGACCAACAACGATTCAATCTTCAACTTTCCAAACTTCGGATGGATATAAGTGGAGATATTTGACTTCTATCACATACAAGCAGTATGTTACTTTCTCCACTGTTGATTATTGCCCTGTTTACGCTAATGCAGTTACAACTCTATATTCTAACACATATGCTGGTGTAGAAGTTGTCATGATTTCTAATTCAGGATCTGGATATTCGGCTTATCATAATGGTATCGTTAGATCTGCTAACTCAACGGTCATTCAGATTGAAAATTCTGCCAGCGATCAGAACGATCTTTATAAAGGCTCTGCGATTTACGTCTACAATACAATAACGACAACTTCTCAGATTTTCCAAATTTCAAGTTATGTTTCTAACAGCGTTGGTAACTGGGTTTACCTTTCAACTGAAGCTAATACAACAAGTATACTTCCAAATGCTACCCAATATAAGATTTCACCAAGAGTTGTTTTTGATACTGACGGGTATAGACAACCAGTTGCTTATAGCGTTGTAGATTCTACATCTAATACTATATCTGATATCGTTGTTCTTGATGTTGGTGAAGATATTTCTAGAGCTTCTATTTCGTTGGATACAAATTCAGGTTCTGGTGCTAATCTTTATGCGATTACTCCCCCACCCGGAGGTCATGGATATGATATTCTATCCGAATTAAACGTCCAAGGTATCTCAATTCAATTTACATTCTCTAATAACGAAAACTCAACGATTCCAACAGAAGCCAAGTATAATAAAGTTGGTATAGTCAAGAATCCACGCATTTTACTTGCTAATACTGATAGAGGTGGTCAATATACTGCTAACACATATAATCAGTTATTAGAAGCTACAGTTTCTTCGCCTATTGTTTTCACTGTTGGTGATACTGTTACTGGAGAATCCAGTAATGCAGTCGGAAGAGTTGCCTTTTCTAATACCACAGTCCTGTATTTGACAGGAGATAAATATTTCATCGATGGTGAAACCGTAACATCTAGCGATGGCACACAAAGCGTAGATATTACAATAACTAACTTAGGCGATGTATACGCAAAGAATTTAAGACCAATATATATTGAAAACTTGAATAATGTTACAAGGTCTAATACGACAGCAGAATCATTTAAGTTGATAATTCAAGTTTAAAAATAGGGACAGGAAATGCCTTTTAAAACAGACTTCAATGTGGCTCCATATTTTGATGATTATAACGAGTTAAAGAATTATCATCGAATTATGTTCAGACCCTCTGTTGCGGTTCAAGCCAGAGAGTTAACACAATCACAAACAATTTTACAAAACCAGATCGAAAGATTTGGTAATTGGGCTTTTAAAAGCGGTGATATTGTTGAAGGTTGTATTATTACTGATATTCCTGTTTTACCATACGTTAGATTAGCAGACTTCGCTTCAAATGGTTCCGCTAATAGTGTTGCTTTAAACGTTGTTGATTTAATCAATACTGTAGCCACTAGCGTAACTAGCAATCTAAAAGCTCAGGTTCTATTCGCCAATGCTGGATTCTCTACAAGCTATCCAGATAATAATATTCTCTATCTAAAATATTTAAATACAGGCACAGGTGGAGAAGCATTATATTCTAATAGTGACCTATTAACATTTGAGCAAGTAACTACCTCTGGTAATGTTGCGATTGCTAACGTTTATACTTTCGCTAATACCACACCAGGTCAGAACACCACTGGCAATTCTCATGGTATTTCGGTTTCTGATGGAATTATCTTCATCAATGGTGCTTTCGTAAGAGTATCAAACTCAACATTTGGTCTTGTTAATAATTTCGGAACATATGCTGGTAATAATGTTGTTGCTTTCGATCTAAACGAAACTATTGTTACAGAAAACCAAGATACTTCACTATTAGATAACGCTCTTGGATATACTAACGAAAATGCACCAGGCGCTCATCGTCTAAAATGCGTTCCAACACTAATTTCCATAGACCCATCAGAAATCACTGGTAATAATACAATTAACCCTATCGCCATTTACAATTTTGGCGCATTGGTTAAGAAAGATACTCAGAATAAACTTTATTCTACAATCGGTGATATTGTTGCTACCAGAACTTACGAAGAATCTGGTAACTATGTTGTTAATCCATTCGCAGTTGATACTATCAGCCTTCCACCCACTGGTGGAGCAATTAGCTTCAATTCAAATAACGTATTTGGTAGAATCAATCCCGGTTCTGGTTATGCTCAAGGTTATAGAGTCAACTTAGATGCTACCACATATATTAATATGCGTCGTGGTATCGATACAAAGACGAACCTAACGCAGCAGATTACATTTAATTACGGTGGTTACTTCATATTAAACGAAGTTGCCGGTAGCTTTGATTTCACTAAAGCACAGACTGTAACTCTATATGATACACCACAACAGGCTGTAACTACCAGAACATATTGCAATGTATCACCAACTGGCAATGCTATCGGTACAGCATCCGTTAGATGTTTCAATTACGCTGGTGGTGTATTAGGTTTAGCAGATACTTCATATTCTTTACACGTCTTTAATATTAAACTCAATACCGGTTATAATATTAATCAGATTAAATCTGTTTATTATGGAACAGGCACAAAGGCAGTCGGTGACGTTGTTTCGAATGGCATCGTTGGTTCTGCTTCCAAAGAACAATTGTATAGCTTTGGTCTAGGTGGAATAAAGACCGTAGAATATACAAGCACAAACTATGTTTATAGAAAGTTAATCACTGGTCAGAGCATGAATACCAGTGGTGTTATTTCTGTAACTTTACCAACGTCTGCCCAAGGTGGTATTGACGAGTTACCATATAGCGCTTCTTTAGTTCCTTTGACAGATCTACAAGCATCTAACTTTATGTTAATATGCGCAGCAGACGTTGATAGTTCTAATAACCCAGCCGGTGGTACTGCTAGTATTTCTTCTACATCAACCACGGTAACTGGTAGCTCTACAACGTTTACGACGAAATTCTTCCCTGGTGATAATATTAAAGTTGGCGCTAATTATAGAAAAGTTGTTAGCGTATCGAATAATACGGTCATGACCGTTGACGCTGTATGGCCATCCAGTCTATCTGGTCAAACATATAAAAAGAGCTACATTAAGGGTCAAATTCTACCAATCACACAGTATGGTGATAATGTTACCTCTACAATTTTAATCAATGATTCAACAACATTCACTATTAATTCTGGACAAATCCCAAGCACTACGTTATCGGTTGATGTTATATTAAACGTTCTTAGAACTCAGGTAAAGCCTGCAACTAAGGACATTTATAAAGATCGATTCGTTAAGATTAAAGTTGCTAATAGCGTAGGCGGTCCAAATGGTCCATGGTGCCTTGGTGTTGGTGACGTTCATAAGATTTCGAAGATTTACTCTTCAACTGATGGCTCTTTCAGCACGTCCAACATTGACGCAACTGCGGATTTCATTTTAGACACAGGACAGAAAGATACCCACTACGATTACGGATATATCTATTCAAGATATGGTTCTTTAGATCCAAATACTTGTTTATTAGTACAAATGGATTATTTCAACGCTAATACTCAGCAGGGTATTGGATTCTTTACAGTTGATTCTTATCCAGTTGATGATGCTAATACAGCAAATACTAATGCTATTCAGACTAAAGATATTCCTCTCTATGTCGATGAGGCTGGAACTAAGAGATATTTAAGAGATTATATCGATTATAGAACTCCAGCTAATAACACGGCTAATAATACTGGAACGTGTAATACAGCTAATGTTACACAGCTTACCGCTGCTCTTTCTTATGCTACAGTTAATCCATCTGCTACTCTAACTTTCAAGTATGATTCAACTTATGGATTAGACGTTCCATCTTATGGTGAGAACTTCGAAGCAAACTATACCTATTATCTACCAAGAAAAGATTTGATCTATATTACGGCTGATAATAAGGTTAAGGTTAAGGAAGGTCTATCTTCAGCTAATCCTCAGAAGCCACTATATCCTGAGAACGCTATGGCGGTTGCTGTTCTTAACGTTCCTCCATATCCATCCTTATCTTCTGATGAAACCGATGGAATGAGAGCATTAAACGCATCAGCTAAAAATCTAATTAGAGATACCAACACCGCAATTTCATCAACGATTGTAACAAATCGTCGTTATACGATGAGAGACGTTGGTAAGCTAGACCAAAGAATTACCAATCTTGAATATTACACGCAGCTTTCTTTACTAGAGAAAAAGGCAACAGATCTAACTGTTACAGATGCTAACGGCCTAGATCGTTTCAAGAATGGTATTTTCGTAGATCCATTCAGCAACTTCTCTCTATCTGATGTATCTAACCCAGAATTCAATATTGCTATCGATGCCCAGAAGGGTGTTGCTAGACCTGCTATCGTAAGAGAAGTTGTAAAAATTAAATTCAATGATGGTAGTACAACTGCTGTTACAAATAGCTCTGGAACTTTCTATGTTGACTATGTTAATAACGTCCAAAAAACGGGTCGTTCTATCACACTACCATACGATGAGATTTCATTCTTAAGACAACCTTATGCAACTAAATATAGAAGTTCTGCTCTCGTAGCATTTGCTTGGAATGGAACTGTTATTCTGATCCCATCTTATGATAATCACGGCGACACTATCAATACTGGTTCTATGAATATTGTTATTGACAACGCTACACCATGGAGAGATTTCGCCCAAAGCCCATTCGGTCAGACGTGGGGTGATTGGAGAACATCAGTTTCTTCCGTTAGTAATAGCGTTATCCATCAGGTTACAAGAGACGTTAATCTTGGTTACGTCGCTGGTGGTACAAATGCAGGCGCAGTTGCCGCTAACATTTGGACGTATCTTGGTCAGGCTGGTTATAACCCAACCGATTTCACTATCGGCAACCAGAATATCCAATGGACAGGATCTGATATTAGACTAAAACGTGAGATTAGATTCTTGAAGAAACTGGTTAACGGAATTAATCTATATATCTTTAAGTATATCTGGAGTGACATTCTATACGTTGGCGTTATGGCTCAGGAAGTACAAAGAGTCATACCAGAAGCAGTTAGAGCAAATCAAAACGGATTGCTTTCTGTTAGTTATCCAGCTATTGGAATTAAGTTTGAGACATATGAAGATTGGAAAACCAATAATTCTATGATTTAACGGAGATTAAATTGGCAAGTTTATCTACAAATACTACAACTACGGTAACAACAACTACATCTGATAGATCTGGTTTTCAGTTACAGGTAGACTCTCAGGCCAATACCATTTCGGTTGGTGATTACGTTACTGACGTTTCTATTCAGCCTTATATTGCTCCTAGAATTATTTCTTTTCTTGCTTATAATATGCGTCCTAATCACAGAATGCATATCTTCTTTGATAGCATTAACGTTGACGATTTTTGCGCTCCAGCGGTCAGAACTGTATCTAACACCTATAACACAGCTATCACCAACACTTCTGATTATAATAGCATACCTAGAAACGGTAACTGGGGAACGGCTATTTACAGTGATGTTAACGGTGTAGTTGCAGGTCAGTTTGCTATTCCAGAAGCTACATTCAGAACTGGCGACAGAAACCTACAAATTTCAGACGTTGATAGCTTATCTTTAGGTAATACGGCTTTTACAACAATTTGTTCCGGTAGATTTACAGCATCAAATCTAAGCGTTTC